CCAAAGGCTTGTGCATTGTTCTTTGTGGATGAGCAGAAGTATATTGAATACACATTCACCAAATTTGAAGTCATGCAGGTTGAGAAAGAAATCATTGAGTATGGTGACATTATAAAAAATATAACACTAGAGAACGCACCTAGGAAGCAAGAATACTGCTGGGCGTTTGGTACTCGGTGCGCTTACTACGACAAGTGCCATCAGCTGAATGAGACACTTAACATCACAATAGACATCCTTGGGAATACGTGCACGATAAACGGTGATGTAGTAGACCTGCTCAATCGTGGGATTAACAAAGCTCTCTCATATGACATGAAGGATAAGTTCTATATGCAACAGAGGATCGTTAAGCAATACGGCGGTCTCAAGCCTAAGAACTATAACAGAATCGGAGTGAAGTTCCTCTACAACATGGCCAAGAGACAATTTAATATCGGTCATTTTAAAAAGGTTAAAGAACTTATTGAGGCCTTTGCAGATTATAAGAAATTACAATGCAACATCAAAATAGTTGATCATAGAAAGAAAATCGACAAGTTAGGCACCATGCCTGATAAACTTAAGACAGAGAATACATTAAGACCATATCAGATTGATGCTATTCAGAAATATATCGAATCAGATGGTCTTGGGTATCTTGAAGTAGCCACAGGCGGTGGCAAGACATTTATGACAGCTGAGATCATCAGACAACTTGATATTCCCACATTATGGATCGTGGATAAAAAAGAATTACTATTTCAGACCAAGGTGTGGTTTGAAGAGTACTTAGATATGGAAATTGGGCAGATCGGTGACGGTGTAAAGTCTCCAAGCACTGTTACTGTCGCCACTGTCCAAACCTTATCTAGGAATCTGAAAGAATTTGCGCCTTATCTTGCAACAGTAGGCTTAGTGATCGTAGACGAGTCACATCATGCAGCTGCTGCAACATACCAGAAAGTGTTTAGATTTCTTTCTAACGCGTGTTATCGCTTGGGTATAACTGGTACAGTTAAGCGAGATGATGGAAACGAGATGATCCTGGAGAGTCTGATTGGACCTGTGTTATATAGGATCCGTGCAGACGAACTTATCAAGCAGGGATACCTTGAAAAACCTGAAATTATTTTTATTAACATGCCTGATTATGATATTGATAACGACGACTTACCATATCCCGAAGTGTATCATGAATACGTTGTAGATAATCATGTCCGAAATGAGATTATTTGCCAGAATATACACGGACGAACGTTGGTTCTTACAGGACGAATCGAGCACGGTGAAATGCTTGCTGAAAAGATTAAGGCTCCTTTTATCCATGGATCTTTAGATTCTAGGAAGAGAAAGAAAATCATGCAAGACTTTCGAGATGGGACAGAGGAGGTGCTTATAGGCACCATGCAGATTTTTTCAGAAGGGATAGACATCCCTGAGATGGACACGATCATAAACGCCTGTGCAAATAAGGGTGAGGTACGATCTATTCAGACCCTCGGCCGTGTACTGCGTAAATCAAGTGCTAAGAAGTCATGCAGATATGTAGATTTTATTGACAATGTGAAGTATCTTCACGAGGCCTCCCTGGCCAGGATGAAAACATTCAAAGATCAAGGTCACGATGTGACTGTAAAGAAAGAATCCTGAAAATAGAAACATTTATATATTGGTTGTACTATTAATTTAATAGATTAACGCATATGAGGTGCACAGAACAAATGGAAACAAACAAAATTTGGAAAAAATTGATCGCGGAATTGCTAGACAAGGATATAGAATTTAATTTGGTGAACAATATACTATCATTTAAGGGTTTGCCTGAAGATTGTAAAGGATTGTGGCTATGGTTTGGAAATATTCATATAATAGAAGAGAATGATACAATTGCTGGAGATATGCTAATTTTGGAAGATTACGAGTTTGATGAAAATAACGAACTCATTGTTTTCACGCGTGGATGTGATGCACAATGAACGCCGAAGCAATTGTTTTATGTGAGCAGTGCGGTTATGAGATGACCCCTGAATGTGATGAAGACTCAGGTGTGCGTGAAGAGATCTGGCACTGCTTAAAATGTAGATATTGGTGTGGAAGAAATACAGATGTTTTGTCAGGTGAGCACAAATGAGCTACCCTTGTATGTTTGAAGGAAAATGTAACATAGAGTGCTCAAGATACCTTGATGATTGTGATGGAATAGCAGAAGATTTAGAGGATGTTCAAAATGACTAATTTCGAAGAGTGTTGCTATTGGAATCAGCATACGTATGGAAGTGCGTATGTTGTTTCAAAGTATGTTATTGGTGGAGTGCTGTCTGCTCTCTGTCTTGCAACTCCTGGAACCAATTGGCTGATACCATTCATTTGGAAGAAAGTAAAATCAATCGTGATACGCTATGATTAAGATGCAAATACGAACATGGATCATGAAGCTGATGTGGTATGCCGAGACTGGTCGCGGTAAGATCATAAATCGTGTACTTGTCACAAATGGAAAGATATGTCCAGACTGTGGATACACAAAAGGTGGTAGTGACCCTGAAAAAATAATAGGTGGAGAAGAATGAGGTTAAAAATGGAAAATGAATTAAGTATAAATGGAAAACAATATGTATTAAAATCAACTTTAAACACAAAAAGGGAATCAATAAGTGCTAAAAAGTTTGTAATGGTAAGAACTTATTCAGCGGGTGTATTTGCAGGTTATTTAAAAAAGAGAGTATCAAAAGAAGTAACACTCCTTGATGCTATTAGAATATGGGAATGGGAAGGAGCATTTACATTAAGTCAATTAGCAATGGAAGGAACAACTAAGCCAAGTGATTGCAAATTTGCGATAAAAGTAGACGAGGTTTTATTATTAGAAGCAATAGAAATAATACCAATTACAGAGGTAGCCAAAAAAAGCATTTTATCTGTAAGTAGTGTTCAAAATGAATAAAATTAGCTCTGGCTATGGCGATGGCGATGGCTCTGGCGATGGCAATGGCTCTGGCTCTGGCGATGGCGATGGCTAATGACAAAAATAGAGACGGTGAAAAATGAATAGAAAAGAAGACCTATTGAAAAAGTACTGCAAAGGGAAGACAGTCCTGGATGTAGGATGTGCAGGTGGTCCCAATCCTCCTATCGGATTTATGCATGAGAAGATAGCAAGTGTTGCAATGTCGTGTATAGGAATTGATGCTGATCCTATAAAAATTCAACAAATGGCTAATATGTGTTTTGATGTTCATTGTGCTAATGCAGAAGATTTCCGAGTTAAAAACCAATCATTCGATATTGTTATAGCAACCGAACTGATTGAACATCTCAACAATGTCTCTGATTTCTTATATTGTGCTAGGAGACACATGGGAAAAGACACATTATTAATCATAAGCACACCTAATCTGTATGCATTCAACCCAATTAAACAACACATCCTTGGATATGATAAACATAGAGATAATTATCTCGATAACCACAGTGTTGTGTTTACTCCATCAACAATGGGAGAAATATTGCGAAGACATGATCTAATTATACGAGAGTTGTATTACACATGTGAAGCAACGAACCTGAGAGGAAAAATATTCTCCTGGTTAATACCAGACATATTCCATGACAGTATGCTATTCATAATCAAGAGGAAGGAAGCCAATGATGCATGAAAAAGATTTTCAACCATGTATATGGCTGAATCAGACTGAGACAGAAAAGATTATGTACTGGCTCTCAAAATACAATGGAACAAGAGATGTAAAGGATATCCTAATTAAATTACAAACAAAGATAGATCGCGCAAAAAGCAATGGAGACTGGAAATGAGAGAAATAAAATTCAGAGGACAAAGAACCGACACTAAGGAATGGGTGTATGGATATTTATTTATTGATGAAGATCAACATTATATAATAAGCTCCCCAGAAGTTATTTCTGGTGATTGGATAAGTAGTGGAGAGTCGACATTTGATGAGAATTTTGGAGGTCTTATTCTAGTCATCCCAGAATCAGTTGGGCAATACATCGGTTTAAAGGATAAGAATGGTGTAGAGATTTATGAGGGTGATGTTGTTAAAACAGATGACAAAGAAAACAATATCAGAACAATAATATTTGCACAAGGAGCCTTTATTGCAGCAATACACTACAGCGCATTAGAAATAATAAACCAGATGAAGTCAAAATGCCTTATTTTTGATATCGAAACATGTGCGATAAGAGAAGATGGGACACGAGTCGATATCAGAAAGGAGTTTGATGAGTATGTTGAGATAGCACAAATAAAATGGATTGGGTTCTATTCATATCTTACAGGAAAACACTATGAGATTCCAGTTAAAGGCAATCACGGAATGAATCACGAAATAATCAAAGCATTTATAGCAAAACATGATACCTTGATTGGCTTCAACAATGAGAGATTTGATACAGTTATTTGTGGGAACAATGGTCTCTTTACAAACCGAAGGTTCATGCAAATTGATATTCAAGTTATACTAGGAAACAATAAATTTATGGGTCACAAACGCCGGCACAACGAAATGGACATAACACTTCAGGCAATAAACATAGATGGCAAACATTATGGTCCTAATTCGTTGCAAGGAATGGCTCACGCATTCGGATTACCTACTACTAAAGGAGATATTAACTACGAAATCTTTGAGAAAGATGAGTGGTCAAACGAAGAGATTGAGGAGATCAAAAAGTATCTCCGCGCAGACGTTGAAGTCACTCGTCTACTATTCGAGAAGTTATTCTATTTTTGGAAGATCTTCACAAAGTGGTTGTATGTTGAACATATTAAAGATTGGTCATGGATTAAATCAAGTATAGCATCACTTACGTATAAGGCAGCATGCAAAGTTATGCAGGTTGAACCGACATATGGTGAACCAACAGATGATCATGAAGAAATGGGTGGACGTGCGATTGAACCAGATCAAGAGGAAGTACAAAATCTCTGGTATGTAGATGAGACGGCTAAATATCCTCACATCTTTGCTGAGTTTGGATTGTTTAGTGAAATTGATGTTTCAGCATGGTCTGAAGATGAATTAAATAACGAATTAAAACTTGGTCATGTCTTTCACGGCAACAAGACATTTAAGACAAAAGGATACTATGATATTTATAAACAATCAGCTCTTGCAATGGATGTAGTTGATAAGATAGCGACGCGTATCTATCTCAAGAAAGAAGATCCAACTAACCCACAGCAACACGCAATCAAGATCTTTTTAAACTCATTGTATGGTGCAGTACGATCACCTATCTTTGCTCAAATACACAGCCCAAACGCGGGATATGACTGTTGTTGGTTAGGTCAACAAATCCACGAGTATATTGAAAAAGGTTTCAAGAAGCGTGGATACGCAAGCAAAGGTGGATTTACCGACTCGTGGTTCATCAAAGCTAAGCCAGATGACACATCAGAGCACATAGAGAGCATCTGTGAAGAGATTATGAATGAATTGCGTGCAGATATGCCCTTTCCAGTATCAACACATAGGATCGCGATAGATTGCTTCATGGAGTATGTTATGTTCCATTATGATCCAAAGCTTGAGAGATATAAAAAGAATAATTACTTGTTTATCAAGAAAGAAGCTGATGAACTAATTGTCAAGGTTGTGGGTTTTCCAATTAAGAAATCAAATGCAACTAAGCTTGGGAAGTTAATCTATTTAAAATACTTAGAACCGATGATTAAGCATGATATGAAAGCTAAATTTGATCCTAATAGTCTAGTTGGCTTTGTTGATACTGAAATGACTGTTGAAGACATGATGGTGAGATATGACTGCAAACCAAAAGAGGCCTATAAGCCTCAGAAGGATGGTACAGAGTCTACCAACATATATGCCCAGGTGAGCAGAGAATACACAGATGGGCTAGGTGGTGTTGTCTATCTAGTCAAAAATAAAAAGATTGGTAAGTGTGGAAAGAGTTGGAAATATTGTACGATAGAAGAAGCAACAGAACATGATCTGACAATACAGGACCTAGATCGATCCAAGATTTATAATGAACTAGCACCATTTGCAATTGGTGGCAAAGTCAAGAAGGTGAAGAAGAAATGACATTTAAAGAAGATTTCCCAAGTTTAAAAGATAGGAAGATATGTACTCTTGATGGTATAACAAAATTTGATATGATACCTACAAAAAATGTTATCAAAAACACTAGAGATATTAAGAAGATAAGGGAAGTTGTTACAGCTTATTTATGTAAATATGCTTGTAGAAAAGATCCACAGATTAAAAAATATCGAGATGGAATACTCGAGGAGTTGAAAATACAATGAGCAAAATCTACAAATGTCAACAATGCGAGCACATCTCTGAGACACTATACAACATGAACTGTGAGAAGTGTGGGAATAGTCATATCACTACTGGGAACAAGATAGATGGGGTGATTACATGGCAAACAGATTAGAAAACCATTTCAAATCAATCATGAAAACAAGTTTTCCACATTGTTATTTCAGAAAATTAGTTGTTCTTCCTGGTGTGTATAATAAAGCACCTGCTGATTTTCTTTTATATGGGCGTCAATATCTCACCTTTATTGAATGTAAAGAGTGTGAAGGAACAAGCATCCCTCATTCAAAATTGACACAAGTTGCTCTTATGAGTAAGACTGCTAAAGAACATAATACAGTTTATTCTCATCAGATTGCTGGATATTTTCTTATACGGTTTTGGAAAGGTTCAAAAAAGAATTCAGCATACTATGTTATTAACGTTGGCGCTCTCAATACAATGATGGTTGAAGGTACAAAGAAATCATTTAACGAAGCAGATCTAGACACGTATAAATATACGTATGTGCAATTTTTAAAATTAATACAAGGGATGATAAATGGTTATGAAAACATTTAAACCAATGCTAGCACCTAGCAAGAAAGTAGATTTGACAACGCTTCAGTTTCCTCTTCTTGCTTCATATAAACTCGATGGGATACGGTGTATCTTTAAGGATGGTGAGATGTTGAGTCGATCTTTCAAACAAATTCCAAACGTTCAGTTGCACAAAAAGATGAATGCTCTGAAAGTTACTGCAGCGCAGTCCAGTATCGTACTTGATGGTGAACTTTATTCACCAGACATGACATTCCAAGAAATCACATCCGTTGTAATGTCAAAAGATAAAGAGGTCCCAGAATCTTTAAAATTTTTTATGTTTGATTCTGTGGGATTATTTGATCCTGATAGACCATTTATCTCAAGATATTCTTTGTCAAATGGAATTGCACAATCGATACCGTCATCGATTATCCAGTTAGTAGATCAAACATCTGTTGGATCTGCTGAAGAAGTCGAAACGCTCTTCAAGCATGCTCTTAAATTTGGGTATGAAGGATTGATTCTGAAAGATCCTCTCGGTCGATACAAGTTTGGATGTGGGATTATTAAGGAAGGTCTTATCTACAAAGTCAAGCCATTTATAGAAAAGTCTGCAGTCATTAAGGGATTTGTTCAATCTACAGTTGTAGATCCAAGCGCTGAAAAGAAGATTGATGAACTAGGAAATTCAGTTACTTCTAATAAGAAAGACGATCGAATTCCTATAAAAATGGCGGCGGCGTTTGTTGTAGATTGGAATGGGAAAAATCTCAGCGTAGTTATAGCTGATACGGAAGATAATAAAAAACTAATATGGACTAACCAGGAAAAGTACCTTGGATGCGAGATTAATTTCAAAGCAATGGATGTTGGCGCAAAAGATATCCCCAGGCATCCTGTGTTGACACGTATATGGTTAAAAGATGAATAATGTGTGCTACACTACTTTAAAATAAAATGTCTCAGATTGACTCTATTTCAGTCTCAGGACATATCCTCAAAGTGAGGTTTGTTACCATACACAAAGATTTTTTTGTTGACGTTGTGCATTGACATCATGATGGGGATATGATACCTCATCAAGAATTCTTCTGCTCTTTTAAGCTGATGATATGCGTGCCGTCTTCCTCTTCGCGAATATTTATATTCTGCTAGAATAAGCTCAGAGTCTTCGGTGATAAACATAGCATCAGGCTGGCAAATAAGTTGATGAGTACCAGGCATTATTAGGTTAACCTCTTTCGCACTAAGCACCACTCCATCTATTCCGATGAGTTTAGGATTTCGTACAATCTGAGATAGGTTTCTATTGTGGTTGTCGTCTGTTTCTATAGGTATATGCTGGCTCATCAATATTTCACCTTATTCGTCTGACCAGATCTTTCTACCAACGTTGATCAATACAGCTGCGATTGCTCCTACAAGTGGTGCTACCATTGAGCTAATATCTAAATTTCCAAGATAGATACCAACTGCAGCGACACCGCCACCAACAAAAGCAATTCCTGCTCCTTTCAAGATCGATATTAGATCTTCTTTGTTCAATTCAAATCTTCCACTTTCTGTTGTCATAATTCTCACCTTTATTTTTGATGTATGTAAGTATTTCATTAATTCTTTATGATGCGCCACCAATCGAAACTCACCTTTTTGAAGTTTTCATAAGAAATTCTGTACTCTCCACGATTGCCCCATCCTGTACCCCATGAATTTTCTATAATAAACTCTTCTGTGTCCTCATCAAACCCAACAATAATCTGAGCGTGACCACCAATCTTTGATCCTAGTGGTACCCAGGGTTTATTTCTTAGTTTCTGGTATGATTTGTCTATCCACGCGCCGTATATCACCGGTCGCTTCTCAAGGAGAGACAGCTTAATTTGCTCTAATGTGATGAGTCTTTGATAGCTCAACACTGGAAATAGGAATTTGCCACACCAATATGCTGCCCATGGAGGTTTCTTGTTATATTTTTTTATGTTGTACGGCCAAGCGTACTCAAGAGACATTCCATATTTAGCAAGAGTTTTACAGGCATCACGTATAGACATTCCAGTATCTTTAGGGTATGTCTCTGTGATTTCAGTGCGTGCTACGTAGTAGTGAAATAACTCAGAGCCTTCAATATATTTGTCCTCTTGAAGGAGCATGATCTCATAAGCTCGGATTGCTACATGTGATGCACAAGATCCGATTGAGTATTGATTTCTGATAGGAGGAGTTGTAAGACGGAACTTTTGTGGGAATGGTAACGGTGCAAAGACAGTACACGTGCGATCACGTGTGTCTTTTTCATCCTCAAGTGTGTTGAATATCTTGTCAGGTTTATGATTATAATGATGCTTGATGTATTGAGGAAACAGCCAATGCATCAGCTTCTGAATCACGTGACCCACCCTTTAGCGTGCAAGATTTGAAATATGATCCACCCAATAAATGAAAACGCTGCAACGAGAATTGTCACTAATAACTTTCGAATATCAGTTTCAATTTTCTTCACAGTACCTTCAACCCATTTGTCGGCTTTATGTTCGTTGATGTTGTCTACTTTCTTCTCTATATTATCAAGTATTGTTTCTATTGCCACAAGTCTCTCACCGTGTGTTGTCATTTTTAGTAACCTATTAATTTTTATCTGTGTGCTCATACCAATCTAATGTGATGTTATGAGTGATTGTGTCCGTAGTTAAGCTAGACATTATAATCACATATTGTGTACCTGCTGCTAGCACAAACTCATTTACTCCTCTGCTCTCTCCACTGTCTGATTTTTTGCCTTCTGAACCAAAAAACTTCATCATCAAAGGTGTAGTGGTAGAGATATTAGCTGTTGCTGCTTGAGCTTCATTATAGCTTGTTGCTGTATTAGCTACAACAGGATCAGTTATTGAAGTGACAATTGATTCTGTTGCTGTCTTGTTTCTATTGTGATTATAAATGGTGAGGTCTGTTCCCTCATCTACATCAATACTTGGTGCTTCGTATAAGCCCATTGTAGAGCCACCTGTCGAAGAAGCGTGAATTACAAGATGTAACAATTTAGTACCTGCTGGACAATTAAAAGCAATAGCTGTCATTTCGCCAATGTTTGTCACTTCGTTTGAATAGTGGCAAGTGAATGAACTTCCACTATGTACTTCATGATGGGCGTAGTCTATTGTTTCAAGTGCTTCTGTTGATGCATCTACTCCGCTTTTTCCAGCTTCGTAATCAACTCCGTTAATATAAATTTTTCTTATGTTTGTCATTAATGCCACCCCTCTGTTGAATCGTAGTGAATTATGATTGTCTCTGCATCTATCAGCACAAATGCAACTCCTGCACCATCACCAAAAATTTGTTCTGTTCCATTTGGGTCTATGGTTATATCGTTTCCAGATGAACCAACATTTGAAATCTGATATTCTGTACCTTGCACTCCTGCAGGAAGACTGATTGTAAATGCTCCACCATCTGTATCTCCGAATACAATATGATGTGTTCCATCAAGAGTCGTTGCTCCTGTGACTCGATCAGTGTTCATGATACGACCTTTCTCAGTCTCTAATTTTACATGTGACACGTTAGTCATTTTTGAAGCTCCACACCAATGTGCTATTTTCAAATACTTCAAGACGATCATTCTGATGAACTTGATAAACAGTTCCTTCTGTTTCAGGTGTACCAAGATCTGGGAATAGTAATAAAAGACTCACTAGACTCCACCCCAGAATCCTGTGTTGAGTGTCATGATACCTGGAACAGCTCCACCGCCACCACTTTCTTCTTCTGCACCAAATGTGAGCTCATGGTCTCCAGTTGGAAGTACGTTGTAGTATTCAAATTTTGACCAATCTAAAGCTCTTGTTGCGGTTGATATTCTTACTTCAGCGATGCATCCTTTCATAGCACCAACACCATAACCATCATAAACATTTCCTAAACGGACATTATCATAATCAGCCCAAGCTTTTGCTGCGTAGTTATTGGCATTTGTTATACCATTGCAGAAAACAGTAGATGCGTTAATACCAGTGCCGTTAGCTCTAATCCCAACATAAACCCAACTTTCATCAGTATAATTGCTATCTACAGTACGCGCACCACTAGAAGAACTACTAGCACTACGAACACTAGCCCTCTCACTTGTTGCATGTACTTTTGTTTGGTAATAACTTCCTTCGGATGCTTTATTAACCAAAACAAACGTAGGATTATACGGACTAAACTGGTATATCCATACAGATATTCCAAAATTCTCGTCAGTAACTCCACAGTTACTTGATACATTCATATAATCGTTAACAGAAGTGTAATCAAAATAATATGCACCACTACCATTTAATTTAAGTGTTGTTTGCCAAGCTGCACCGCCATTAGTTAAGGTATGTTCATTTCCACTAGAATCCACCAATCCATTATCGTTAAGATGCCACACTGCTCCAAAAGTAGAGTCCCAAGCATTTTCAGCGTCTTCACCGTCGGTGGTGTCATTTGAACGGTAGTAAATATAAATTTCATTTGTACCTGAAGAAGACAAGGCTGTTTTTACCCATATAGTAGCATTAAGTTCATCAGAAGCAACTGTGAATGCTTGTCGTTCATACTTTAATAAAGTAGAACCATTAGATGCAGTGAACCGAATATCATGACCATCAGAATTTGTTGCAAGACCTATATCTCCATCCGTAGCAATAACAATCGAAACTGGAAAATCTGTAAGGTCACTATCGATATTAGTATTATCAATAGTGATTTTCTTTCGTTTCGTGTATTCGATACCATCGACTGTCCATGTCATTGTTAACCCTCTATTCTGCTGGTAATGTATTCTCTTCAACAATTTCTCTAATTTTTTGTTCTGGTTCTTTTTCTCCATAAAAAGCTTTTTCGGTTGTCTTCCCTTCTTTGTAAATATACATATTTATTTTCCTAGTTGCTGCAACATTTCCAATGACTTCCATATATACAATATGATACCATTTAATATCATTAGCTGCTTTTAAATCATCAGCATCTAATTCTACTAATATAGTACCTAAGATTTTATTACAAAATGGTCTTGCTTGTAAATCTGCTAATAGTTCTTGTTTTTTCATTCTTAATTCCTCCTATGGAGCTGTAAACCCTAATACTGTAACGCTATGCGTTGTCATTGTTGCTGATGTGAATCCTAAATTTTTATTTGCTGTGAGTTTCAATGGTGTCTTTAAGTTAATAACCGCACCGCCATTTATTGCAAAAAACATTAATTCAAGAACATCAGTTGCTGATGCTGTATCTTCTACCAGTTTAATACTTCCAGCTGTTGCACCGTTTGATATGATAATGTCAGTAATATATAATGACAAATTTGCGCCAGGTGTTGCAACTAATTCATTTGCAGTTTGTGCTTCTGTGGCAGTTTCAGATGCTCTCCATAGATTTGGATGTGCATCATTTACAAATAATCTACCATTAACATCTGCGATCAGGTTTGTTCGATCATCTTCAGCAACACTTCCTGGATCAGTTCCATCTTGATTTTTTGCAATTGCTCCTATCTTAATAGGATTTCCACTGTCAGCAGCATCATGAGCAACATCCCCATCAACTTCAACTGTATTTGTAATATCTGTTACTGCTGTTACTGTACCACTTGAAAGAACTACAGCTCCTGTATTACAAGCTGTGATTTTCCCATCTATAGAAGTTGTGTCTCCTGCTATAGTACCTGTATCAGCATCTATTGTTGTCAGTATAGCTTCACTACTTGTTTGTAATGCTGCGGTTGAAGCTCCTGTTGGTAATGCAGAACTTAGAACATCAACATCACCAATATCTACGCCAGAGTTAGCTGTAAGTTTTCCAATTCCTGCTGTTCCAGCTGCCAACACAACAGCACCTGTATTACAAGCAGTAATCTTCCCATCGATAGAAGTTGTGTCTCCTGCAATTACACCTGTATCAGCATCTATTGTTGTCAGTATAGCTTCACTACTTGTTTGTAAAGCATCAGTAGCTGCTCCTGTTGGTAATGCAGAACTTAGAATATCAACATCACCAATGTCAACACCAGAATTAGCTGTAAGTTTTCCAATTCCTGCAGTTCCAGCTGCCAACACAACAGCTCCGGTATTACAAGCTGTTATTTTTCCATCTATCGAAGTAGTATCTCCTGCTATAGTTCCAGAATTAACTTCAGTCATATTCAAATCAGCTGCAGTATCTTGAGCAACAAAAAGCTCACGCTTTGCAGACATTTTAAATGCACCAGAATCTCCTGCATCAACTACATCAGTAGTAAAAGTTCCACCAACAGGTGTTAAAGCTGTTGTACCAGGAGTAAATGCAGCATCATCTGTTAATGAAGTCCCACCAGCTGCGGATCCTTCTTCAATAGATACTTTAAGATTTCCACTTCCTGTTAGTGCTGCAGGAAGTTTTCCATCGATTGATGTAGTATCACCAGCTATAGTATCAAGATTACCACCTGATTCTGTAGCTAGAGCAGATGTGTTGAGATTGGTTCCTGCATCTGCTGTGATTGTTCCATCAACTGTGACTGTATCAGTAATTGCTGTAACAGCTGTAAGTGTTCCTGATGAAACAACAACTGCTCCAGTATTACAGGCAACGATCTTACTATCCATTGATGTAGTATCACCTGCGATAGTGCCAGAATTAACTTCAGTCACATTAAGATCAGCTGCGGTATCTTGAGCAACAAAAAGCTCACGCTTTGCAGACATCTTGAATGCTCCAACGTCACCAACATCAACAGTATCTGTTGTGAATGTTCCACCAACAGGTGTGAGTGAAGTAGTTCCTGGAGTAAATGCAGCATCATCTGTGATGGATGTTCCACCAGCATCTGCTCCTTCCTCAATAGAAACTTTAAGATTTCCACTTCCTGTCAATACAGCAGGAAGTTTTCCATCGATAGATGTAGTATCACCAGCTATAGTATCAAGATTTCCACCTGATTCTGTAGCTAATGCTGAAGTGTTTAGATTAGTTCCAGCATTTGCTGTGACTGTTCCGTCAACTGTGACTGTATTTGTGATGTCGGTTACAGCTGTGAGTGTACCACTTGAAACAACAACGGCTCCAGTATTACACGCTACAATCTTACTATCCATTGATGTAGTATCACCAGCTATAGTATCAAGGTTTCCACCGGATTCTGTAGCTAGTGCAGATGTATTTAAATTCGTTCCAGCATCTGCTGTGATTGTTCCATCAACTGTGACTGTATCGGTAATTGCTGTAACAGCTGTGAGAGTTCCTGAGGAAACAACAACTGCTCCGGTATTACAGGCAACGATCTTACTATCCATTGATGTGGTATCACCTGCGATTGTTCCTGTATCGCTGTCTATGGTGGTCAGTATAGCTTCACTACTTGTTTGTAATGCTGCTGTTGAAGCTCCTGTAGGTAATGCTGAACTTAGAACGTCAACATCACCGATGTCTACTCCTGAGTTAGCAGCGAGTTTTCCTATTGCTGCAGTTCCTGCAAGTAATACTACAGGAAGACCCTCTACGTCTGTGATTCTTGTTTGTGTATTATCAGCTCCGAAAGCCAATTTTACGTATTGCCAATGTGCTGTACCGTCGTCATCAGTCTTAACTACTGAACCTCCAGACATCGTGTTTAATTCAACATTATCAGTTGCCATCTATATTCCTCCTGTTATATTCCATCAAATATGAGTTTTTGTCCACTCTTGAGTATGATATTTTTCTGTGCTCTTATTGCAATATCTCCTGAAACAGGAGTCACTGTAACCAATCCAGTTAATGCAAGCGTGTCACCACTGTTTGTTTGTGTGATTGTTGTACCGGTTCTGACCCAGATTACATCTGAAATGTCTTCCATGAGATGAGCGTGCATAAGCAACTCATCTAAAAGATAGTCAAATGTTGGTTTGGTCATGTGTAACTGTACCCCTCTCGATCATCATATACTTTCTCAAATTTGTCGGACTTATCAGCCCAACTTATATTGGCACAAATGGTTCCTGTGTCAACTCTCTTGATCTGCCAAACTGCGTCAGATGTTGCTGACCCTCGTGTAGCTTTGCAAACATAAAATATATCACTATCACCTGAATCAACAACAACCTTTGTATCAAAATTACTGTCATCAAGTCTCATCAATTCCACCCTGTTCTTCTGAATCCTGAATCTCTTCAAACACATCCTCTTCTTTTACTTCAGGAGTAAATACGTTGACGCTCTCAACCTTTACAATGTTTTTTCTATCAGCAAGATAGCTGTTCACAAACATTCTATTGTCATCCGGTTCACCTTTAGCGAGGACTGTTCGAATCATTGCACTTCCCTGCATAGTATGGAACTTCCAGTATTCCTCATCTTCTTCAACATAGATTACTTCCTTCATAAAATACCGCTGTCTAAAAAGGTTCCACTCCACATTGAATACTACGGTCATTTTATATAGTCTCCTTTGATTCTCTAACGTCGTCAAAATTAAGTTCTGCAGTTGAACTAGTTACGGTTCTAGTATAACATCTGAAAAATATCTTGAATGTTGAATCTGTTACATTAGCAACCAGTTTTCCACCATAATAGCAATCATACTCATCGCTTCCTTTTGCAACTACCAATATAATACTATTTGTTTCTGCTCCTCCACCACCAATTTGCATATCGGTATATGAACTACCCTCATTAAACGATACCCCAACTATAGAACCACTGCCACACTGAATATGTGTTCTAATAAATTTATGAGTATTCGCCGTCAAATTAATTGCTTTTGCAAATGCTGTTGAATGACCATATGATCCGGATGCCGATACCGATGAAACTAGTTGAGCTTCCTGTGATGTTCCACCTGATTCTGTTGTTGCCTTACATAAAAAAGTATGCGTTTTTGATCCAGCTTCTCCATCTTCCTCTTCAAATTCCCAATCAGTTGGGTTCTCTGTCGCAATAGCGTCATCTACGTCGTATGATTCAAAATCATCGTAAACATTATATAGTTCACTGTTCAACCAAAACGCTGGTGTTTGAGCTGCTAACACGTAAATAGCATCAAATGTATCATTAAGATCTGCTGCCAAGAGTTGTTCTCGTGCATACGCATCAACACCTGAGTCATGATGTGCTGCAGTTGTTCCAAGTACTCCTCTTGTGCATCCAGTTAAAGTGTCTGTTGATATAGCAGAATAGCTTACAAACTCAGCTTCAAACTGAGCATATCCGCTCGCAGCAAACCCTGTTGCACTTGTTAGTGTGATACTAGTCTCTGACTCATCCAAAGCCTCAGCAGTTGTTGTTGCCGCTGTTATCCAATCGGTTCCTCCTGCATCTGTGTTTCTAATTGCCATTATTGCCAACCCTCGAATATCTCAATCATTTTATCAAATGTTTGGTTAAGATCGTGTGCCTCAAGACCTTGACCATATAAAAAATTTGTTCCACTTCCATATGTGGTAGTTGCTTTTACTTTTTGAACATACGCAAGATATTGATCGGTAGTTATAACTTCATCGGTGACCATAAGATTTGCTAACTTTCCTGCGAATAATCTATTCTGACCAATTCCAGTCACAGTGAGATCATTTGTTTGAGTAGCGTCAATATTTATTGCTACCAATGCTCCATCAACAGAAAGATAAAAATGGTCGTCAGAATCACGAGAAATAACTATTGTGTGTGATTCCCCATCAACCCAATTGGTTCCGAATGTCATACTAAATGGTGTTGATGCTGCATCCATTTCAATATTTATAATTCCAGATGCTGATGTTGAAAATCGTATATATGACGATGTTGATTGAACATCTGATATGATATGAGGAGCTCCTAAAACACTTGAGATGACTGCTTGAAATGCTAAAGTAAAGGTCCCACTGATTGTGAGAGTCGAATCAAGTTCAATCCAACCACCATAATAATCTGATGTGTTGTCATTCATTGGAAATTCATATCCATTGGCAACAGATGGTTTATCTATTTTATGAGCAGATGAAATAGTGTAATAATTTAACGCCTCAGTGATTTGCATCCCATAAGACCACATTAAAACTTCTGACATTACACCATCAAAACCTACTGTTCCGAATTGTGAATCACCAATGTATAAATCTTCACCAACATCACTTCCTCTTGTCCCTACAGGCGTTGATGTCCCAGTCACTGCTGTTGCAACACCGTTAATATATATTGCAGGATCATTTGTTGTTGCTGAAGAATTGTAAACAATGGCAATATTTGTGAATGTATTAATAGGTATTACAGCCGACGTTGTAATCCATTTGCCATCAGTAGTTGAGAATTCCTGACGAAAATTTAGTTTCATATATCCAGCAACTTCATCACTCAAGAAAACCCACCATCCAGCACCTGCACCGTCACTTTTTTCAACCAATCGTCCAAGATTAGATTCTCCATCATTATATGGATTAAACCAAAATGATAATGTTCCACTGGCATCCCATATATTTTGGATACTCGCATGATCAGCAACAACAATGTTAGTCGTTCCACCATCAAAAAGATACGCATTTCGATTGTTTCCAATATGATCAGGCACTAGTTTTGTACCTGTTATCGTTCCATTATTTGTATTTGTACTAGCATCATTTGCATTCTGATTAAATGGCCAGTAACCAGCAGCAATAATATTTAGAGTTCCACCATTTGCTCCTGTTCCGTAGTCAGTAATAGCTGCGTTGCTATCTAAAGGCATGAACAAGACCGGTTTAAAATCAAGGTTTGCATTTCTAACTGCCATTATGCCACCGTGTTGTTTCCAATAAACACAAATACATCCAATAAGCTTTTACTCTCAGCATCAAAAACATGAATATCTGTAAGCAAAGGAGTAGTATCAGGATTAAAAAATGCGACCGCATTGATATTGAATCCAACTGCTTCACCAGCTTCAAGAATTCCTTGCATCTCAACAGTTTGTCCACTTATTGATGGGTATCCTGTCACAAAATCTTTATATAAATCTGTGGATTGCCATTGTCGTAGTGTATCAAATAGCACATCACCAGCAATAAATTCGTCTGTGGCATTATTAGTCGTAATGTTCACAACTAATGTATCAATGTCACCTGAGACAGTACCAGTTTCCGTCCATGTATTCAAAGCGACATTTGTCGCTAGCCAATTCCAGCCCACTGCTAATTCAGATGCTAACCAAACATAACTATAATAATTTGAGGTATCACTACCAAGTTTCAATTCAACTGCTGTTCCACTTGTCACGAATTTAGCAAGAGCTGTTGCATCAAGAATATATAACCAACATCCTGTATAGTACGTTGCTGTTGCATCTGTTCCTGCTGATCCTATGTCAGCAATTGTCCAGACTTTTGAAGCATCTGTATCATTAGCAATAAGGTTTTGTGATGTCATATCTGTTGTTCCTGCACCATCTTTGTATGTTGTAGTATTGTCAGTTGAGTTATCTCCACCATCACTTCCAGTAAATGTATTGCTACCATCATCAAGAACAGTTCCGTCATTAATTGGTACTGGCATAATAAGTTCTGATGTATTCACAGATGGAGTTGTTTGATTTATACCTATTTGAAATTGTGAAGGAGGGAGATATTGTGTACTGCTTAGATTAGCATTTGTGGTATATGATCTTTGTAGAAGAATGACCTTTCCGTTTGTTGTAACATATGATACCATTTTAGTCCTCGTCGATAATTGCTTCTGTGCTCAAGTATGATGATATAGGCATGTACCCAATAACACTATTAAGTGAAACGTCTAAAATAAATCCACCTCGTGTGTATGATGATGCTTTGCTAGATGACTTTGTGATGGTGATAGTGTTTGAAACCTCGATGACTTGTCTTAAAATCGATGTAAATTCATTACTAGTCTTCTCAAGTGCTCGCAATCTATCATCAATAATTCCAAAGAAATCACCAAGGCTTAAACTTTGGTTTCCAATCTCTAGAACATCTGTTGCTTCTCCATAATTAAGAATCCTTTTAAATACAATATATACACCACTGAAAAATGTGTTGTCAGGATCAACGACTTGAATAGTATTTCCTGCTCGAACATCTCTTAAAGTTGTTTCAATAGTAGTTGAAATAATTCCGTTATTAACAATAGCTAGAATCTGCCTCACTCTTGTTTGAGCATCGTTGATTGTTTTCACATCATCAAAGTTGAATATATCTTGCTGAGTCAAACCATATGTAGCGATGCTTGTAAGATCCTTTTGAGTCACGGGTGCTGGTATTCTTGTTGAGTATTTCATAACAACGTTATCTGTTCCTACAATAGGAGGAACTGTTATTGTGAATGTTTTGTTATCTTCAGCAACTGTGTAATCATAAGTATCAGATGCACCAGCAATTCCTTTTTGTTGCAACACTGAATTGACAGTCAGTTCTGTTGTCTCTGGTGTGTACGTTAAAGTAAATGTATCAAGTACACCTGTTCCGTCAAATGATTCTTCTCTCGTATCAAGCTGTGTTGCTCCTTCGACTGTCACCTGATTTCTCATCGATTCAATATCGTGCTTCCAATCAGGAAGAGTGATTACATTTCCTCCAACTGTGAGAGGAGTACCATACTCAGTAGTCCCACGAGGTTCGAGTCTTATATAGTCGTTATCATAATCATCATAAAAATACCACCCAAGAACGTTTGCAATAAACTGCATTTTTGACAAACGGCTCTCATTCTTTATCACAAGACGATCATATGTGATGTCACTTGGTCCTGTTCCACTGGCAACAGCTGATACAGTAAACCCACCATCTTCAGCAATATCAGTGAAGATAGCTGATAGCTCTCCAGCTTCTGAATCAATATTTTTATCGTATGATGTTGTAAAAAGATTATATTTTAATTCATTCAATCGACCTTTACAACTTAAAGCATAATTACCATCCTCGTCAAAATTCGATGACTTAATCGTTCCTTTAAATTCAATAGTATCAGTCGACGTGACTGTTCCTCGTGTCCAAACAATTGCATCACCAGATGCTGGAGTAACAGCTGCTGTTACTGCGTTTGCAAGATAAACATCTGCACCATCACCTGTATCAAATTTCATCTTCTGCTCACAAGTAGTATCTTCGAGGACGTAATCAGTCACATCAATTCCTGCGACTGTTATCTTTTCCAACAGTGGTGTCAATAATACCATCATACCTCCTTTATTAGTAATGTGAATATAACTCTATTAGGATCACTAAATGCTCTTGTCCATTCCCATGCAAAGGGTTTAGTCCGATACTCTCTCCCAAATGAACTTGTATATTGTGATGATGATTGTAGATTAAAGGTGTTGCCAACACCGAATACCCAATCTTCAATTCTTTCAATTGCATTTCTTAATCGAACATTATCAGTATCACCTGTGAAACCTGTTCCATCAAATGCACCCTGGATCATAATAATACGTGTTTTTCCTTTCCAATCAACACTTGTGTTTCCAATTGTTCCTGTCAATGGTATGTTGAATTCAGATACTTTTACGATTCCCTGAAAGTTTTCAGAATAGACTGTGGTGAATGCTTCACTACCTGTAAAAATATCCAATGTGGGTTTCAACGCTGTCATTTCTTCACCAACTCCGATACAAAGAATGTATTAACACCGGGCTCACTTGGACTCATAGCGCGACGACCTTTTGCCACTTCACTCTTTAACCATGTTTCAGCAGTATTACCATATAAACGTGTTGCTGCACCAGGCACACCTGCTCCTAATCGATCAATAGTTTGGAAAGCAGATGCTCTATCTGATGCTGCACGATCAGAATCTCTTGGTCCAAATGATATTGTTGAGTTCCGTTTCTTTAAAAGTTCCGTATATTCTTCAAGCAAGACCTTTTGTTTGGTCTGTTCATCCATCATACTTTGTAATTGTTCTGTAGTTAATGTAAGAATGTTTTGCTCATTCTCATAATCATCATACATTGTTATGACTTTCTCATTTGTGACAGTCAACCAGTCTTTGATCTCACCGTTTTTGTCAAGGATTTTGAGTCGTGTTGCTTCGTCTTCACTAAGAATATCAATGATCTTCCCAGTCTTTTGATTTACTTTTAAAACCTTTTGTTCGCCATCAACAATGGCTTTCATAAACGCGTTTTTCTCATCTTCAGGAGTATCACCAGATTGAAGCAACATTCCTGCACCTGCAACAACTCCACCGATTACTGTTCCACCAAGTCCAGCTGCTCCTTTAGCATCAGCTCCACCACCAAGAAGAGAACTCACCAGTCCACTCTTTCCTTCTAGAGCTGATCGTTTTGATTGTGTGTTACTCGCTTTCATTTCACCAAGAATCTCTTTAAGTAAATCGTTAGTTTTCTCCATAGAGGCTCCACCTCCATCACCACCCTCGTAATTATCAAGCGTGACGTTTATGTTTGCGACTGGGTCTAGTGTTGCCATTTTTCATTTTCTCAAGCAATTTCTGTGGACTTTTTTCAAACCACACCTTGTCTTCTGGACTGAATTCGGATTTTCCTTCTTCGATCAAACCAAGTTTGATCAACTTGTTTTTAATATATTCTCGAATCCTTGCTGATTGTTCAATAGGTAGAAGATCGAACTCCTTCTGACTGATGTCAACTATCTGATTCTCTATTTCTCGAATAAAGATATATGAGTTCTTTGTTGATCCAAGAGTGGCTTTTATATTTGCTTTATCAACCATCCGTCGATTCAATTCAAATAGTGCTATCTTCTTATCTCCGAGGTCAATTGTTTCAGATGAAACAATTCTCATATCTTTCTTCCAAAATATCATTATACCGTCCACCACTCAATAGGTACATTACCTAGTCCTTTTCTTGCAGTAAAGTCAAATGATAAGATTGTAACTCCACCACCAAGATCTACTGCCTTTCTGATGCTATCAATAGCAACCTCATCAAGTTGGATGTTTCCATATCGTGAAGCATTAACAAATTCCATTTCAAGTTCAAGACTTGCTGTTGGACTTATTGCAGTTGAACCATCCTCAGGTTCATACACTCCACCATCAACATCACCATAAAAATCGTTTATGATAGTTGTTGCCAATACTGATGACATCTGAATAGATACGTTCCCTGTATATGTTCTTGCACCAAGTTTTGGAATTGTTATAAATCTACTGTTGATCGTTCTCGTACTTTCAATATTGAACCCATTATTATAGTCGAGACGAAATCCTGTCACACCACTCAAAGCTGTTGGACTTGCTCCATATTTCCAAGTACCATTCAACATAATGAACGCCGAAGTCGTTACCGGAGTATATGTTTCTCCTGATCCACGATATTGGGATTTCTGTCCAACAAAAGATGCTGAACATTTAAGTTTACTATTAATCTGACCTGATAATGAAAACGATGTTCCCATGCATCCTGTAGCAAAAGTGACTGTATCTGTACCGTCATCATTCAATTCTTCAATACTGAATGGAACAAGAACAGTTGATGCCAACGCTTGAGCTGCAGTAGATGTCGCCTCAGTAAGTACATAATGATCACCAGATGACCCAGCGCCTGTTCTAGATCCTACCCAATGTTGTAAAAATGTGAAATCAACAACATCAAAATCAACACTTCCTTCTGCACTAAATGGACCATAGTATGTATTAGATGCGTTAATTCCTTCACCTAAACCACGATCATATATGAATTGGTTGTTTGATTTGATGTTTATTCGTTGGACTCTTGCAAGTTCCGTATAGGTTCCTGCTTCTGTACCGTATGCACTTGTTTCAGTCCCATACTGTACTTTTGTGAATATACTTCCTTGTGACATTTTAACTCGTTACCTCGTCATTTAATGGAGCTCGAAGCTCCAACGTTTTACTGAATATCTTGTCTCCTCTACCTTCCTGTGGTAACATTGGACCAACAGAAACAGGGGTGATATATCTCAAATAATAGAATGATTTTTTATTAGTTAAGTATTTCTCTCGGATATCTTTGACATACGTAGACACATTTCTCCTTCCTGTTGCATACATATACACACTAATCAGGAGATCATTCATATTAATACTGCCATCAAGTGCAGCTTCTCGAGTATCGGTACTTGTGATGTCAACAATAATCAAAGGATATTTGCTCACTGTAAGTTTTTCTTGATTGTTAGCCGAGAATATTTTGTCTTGTGTTGCTGATGATCCATAGTCAAACTGTATATCAACATTATTGATTCCTGATGCTGGAGCCACAGTAAATATGACTGTATATGTAACATAGTTTACAGTGTAATCTGTTCCATATGTTTGAGCAACTCCCCCAACTGTAACACTTCTAACATTTTTTAGTAATGGTTTTGATACTGTGAAGTCTGTTTCAGCACCCGTTCCATTAAACTCTTCAGTTGTAGTTACGACTGCTCGTGTTGTAGTCGTCAAAATATCTGAGTTTCTCAAGAAGACCACTTGCTCTTGAAGAATCGTCATTTCATCAATCAATCCAGTAACTGTCATGCTGTACCACCGAATGCGTATTTCTTTGCTTCCTCTACAAACTTGTTAAACTTGGTATGAAACATTGGTCGAATGAATGGTTGCGGCGATGTTCCAGGATGATGAACTTCTTTTGCAAAGACATCTGTCGTTACTTTACCACCACGCGGGCCAGTTCCTGTCCCTTTCCAATGTAATGCTTTGGCATTTTTAGGTCGTATGATATGAGGAGCAGTTCCATATTCAACATACCAACCATGTTTCGCCATCATAATCTGGATCTTATTTCCAGTGATCACGAAATCGATACTGAGTTTTAACTCTCCTGTGTCAACAGGACATGTTCTAGCAAGTTCTGTAGTGATCTTATTCGCAAGATACCACTTAAATCGTTCTAATTGCATTGCCGTAACCATTATATTTTGAACAACCATCCCGTCTTATAAAACGACGTGGTTCCCAACCTCCTTGTGATTACTCGATCTGCTCGATATGTTTCACTATCATATGTGATTTTATCATTTTTATTAATTGTAACACTAGGAAGAACCATGATTATAGCATCTGCTCCTTGAAACAGTCCTTCCTTATCTTGTGACCATGCATCTTCCTTTCTAAACAATGCAGCAGAAATATTGCTTGCGGATCCAGCATCTGTTAATGTTTCCTCACCTGTTATATTATCGGTTGTTTTAGTGACTGCTCTATACGAAACAGTTTTAGAGAAATTTGTCAACATTAATTGATATGTAGTTGCATCAAAGTTTATTGTCATGGCACTCGCCTCTTATTGAAATCACTTGATCTCAATAATTTGATTTATACAAAGTCAACATACTTAATTAACTTCGGTATTAATAATCGATACTCTTTCAAAAGAACATCATGTGTTCCTTTAATGTTAATATATGCCTGGCCAATTGTGACTGATCCTTCAGGTAATGAATACGTTGATGGAATATTATGAGTTCCTCCCATCTGCGCAGCCAATACTGAAAGAGCAGCAGTCACAATGACGAATCGTTTTTCTACTTGTCCAAGTGGATATGATCCATACCAATAATCTATGTCAATAAGTTGTGGTTTATCGTTCGCAAATATTGAATACTCACTATCTTCACTTGTCCTAATCTCGCCACTAGTTGGATATTGATATAAGGAGGATACAGTGACACTTGTGGCATTTATAGTTAGTGTCTCGATCAGTCGTATGGGGTAATTAGGCACAAAAAAGTTATCCCTACCTGTACCATCAAGTGGTTGACTATCTCCTGAATTCCAGTAAGGATCTGTTGCTGTATAGATTACACGAAAAAGCGACGTGTCATCAGGATTTGTTGTCCAATCTGTTGACACCGTCAATGTCTTGTTTAGTGTAACATCAGAAATGACTTTAATTTGACCGGATCCTGTCCCAGAATATATCCACACATATGTTTCATGTGTAGTATAATCCTTATCATCAAAAGCCAAATCAGCTGCCGTTAATGTATCATCCGTTGCACTCACAACAGTTCCTGATTGTTCTACTGCCCAATGTGTCGTATATGTCTCTCTATCGAGATCTTGTTCTGCTGCTAAAATCGCAGCATTCACAAACGTCAATCCGACATCAGCAGTTGTCAGTTTTGTCGCATCATATACTTCTTGATAAGTGCAGTATCCCATCGTTCATTCACTCCATTACAGCCGAAGGCGGAGCTTCTTCAACTGGCTCTTCAACTGCCTTTTTGAAAAAAGGTCTAGGTTTACGCCGCTTCTTTGCTGCTTCCTTTACTTTGACATCCATCTCAGCTGCAACTTTCTTTTGCTCAGCTTCAACTTCAGCTTCTGTGATTTGTCTAGCAGGTGCTTCACCTTCAGGTCGAATGTTCTTGGTTGTTAATCTCCAAGTCTCAACAACGTGTTGTTGGCCATTAACAATTGAAATATGTTCTGTAATTTCTTTGATTAGGTGATATGGTTGCTCAGCTTCCATGTGTGTTTCTAAAATTTCTACTCGGTCTGGTTTTATCATTTTTATATCCTCGTTAGCTATTTTCGCGTCCATTACTCTCAATCCCATCCGGTAATTCGCCAATCACCATCAAGTAACCTCGCCACGTTCCTTCTTTCTCGTGCATCTCGGTCAATCTCTTGTCTTCAATCGGTTTGACTTTCGTCATATCAATTGCCCGACAATTTAAACGTTTCATGAACCATGCAAATACTCTTCGCATAGCTCCAATTTTAGCACCTTTTCCATCCACACCATGCGCAATCAATCCGACTGCATCGGAACTATCGCCGTGATGTAATGGCTCAACTTCTTGCAAATTTATGAGTTTTTGCTCGTGTGCTATCGTTGAAAGGAATTGATCCTTGACATCATCTTTCACGATAATATCAAGCATCTTCACTTCAACTACTTTCACTCCAGCGTTGGTACCTATTTCACCTTTGGCACCCTTTTTGAGTGGGTAATGTAACCGCTGAAGTTGGCCGACCATACGGTCGAACCCTCCTTCACGATTATGTGCTAAACAAAAAATATGGGTAATACTAAATCACCCAATTAAATACCCTTTACGAATAAAGCGTATTGATGGTTTGTTGTACCACCAGACGCATCAAGCGTAACTGTAGTCGTACTCCAGGTGCCTGTTACACTATCACCAGTTGTGATATCGTATGCTTCAACACCATATACTGTTGTCATTGTCTGCTCGCTTCCTAAAACAGTTGTATCTGTCAGGTCAATAGTATCTGCACTATCGGCGGTAGCAGGAGTCAGAATAAAAACTACTTTGATTCCGGTGTTCGGTAAATGTTGTTTACTCGTACATCCAGTTATTGCTGCCATTTTTCTTTACCTCATCGTTGACACAAAACCAAACCTGTTACGGCGGTCGTGTCACTTCTTGTCATTGTAATCACATTCGTTGCGTATGTCATTGTTTCTAGCGTATCATCTGAATCAACCAGATTTGCTACGATGACTTTACTTACGTTTGCGATAGTGATAGTGTCATTCTGAGCTGCTCGATCTGTTGATTCGAGATAGCCCAAGAATACACCACCATTAGTCTTTCCACCATTGGGTGAGACTTCTTTAACGGATGCATATACATTTGTTGCCATTTGAAATCACCTAACTAAAGGATCTCTCCAACGAACGAATTGAATGCAGTGTTTCTGATGATCAAAGTTTCATACACCTTTAGCATGAATTTTCGACTATCATTCGTATGTGCAAGGTCTTCATATGTAAGATCTTGAAGTACGCGCATCTCTGTATTTCCTTGTAATTGAAGGAAGTATAGAGCTTTGCTACCACTAACGTTTGACATAAACATCGATGGTACAACTGGGATTGCTCCGACCATTGTATTCAACGTGATTGCTTGGAATCCCCAAGAAACCTGTGAAACACTCTGAAGGTAACCAATCTTAGCCGTTAATAACTTCATAAGATCTGTAAAGACTGCACTTGAACAGATACCAACTTCTGGTCGTCCACCATCATCAAAAGCATACTGGACTACAGTATTAATATCGTCTAATGATAGAGCTGCCGAATTCTTGTCAAGCTTATTCGTTGTAGATTGCAAAACAATAAATCCACTGAATTCTGATCCATCTGGATTTCCTACAACTCCTGACGTTGTTGCGTTTCCGTTAACAATTAGATTTTCTTCAAGTTCTCGAATCTCTCGAGTCTTTACAAGAACCTCTGTCTGCATAGCGTTAGGTGCTCCTTGATCATTAAATGGACCAACTGCACCAGATCCTGGCATCATTCCCATCAAAACATATGAAGGTTGTGCTGCTTGTGAAGGACCTGTGATACGTCCTATCGAGTATAGAAACTTGATAGCCGTACTGTTTCTCGCGTATGTAGTGTTTGTTTCACTAAGTGCTGCATCTTCTGCTGCTGTGAACGCTCCACCTTTAGCGGTGATATTGTTAAAGTCTGCATACATTCCCATGTTAGTAACACGTGGTATAATTTCAACAATAGGTGTATTCTTTCGGGTTTCGTCAACTATCTGTGGGTCTACAAAGATTGGAATCATTGCATATCCAGCAGTACCTGCTCCGCCTGATGTTGTCGTGTGTGCTTTTATTCCGGTTTGGAAAGCACTGTTAATAGCCCCTCTCGAGTCTACTGTGTAAGTAGGTTCACTTGAAACTAAAGACTTCATATTCATTTGCTGATAACATGTTTTATTTTGCATGTTACCGAAACTCTGCGAATATGCTGCCTCAGGAACGAAGTTAGATCCTACTGATCCGGTTTGTGCCATTTGCTTTACCTCATTGAATTAGTCCCAGTGGAGTTTTTAGTTCTCCTCCGAGCTTTAATGTAGTTATTCTTTCTATATACCCTTTTATGATCGGTTCATTCATCTGTGCTTTCAATTTAATTAATTCCTCTTCATTTGATTGAAGCTTAGATTTAATTGCTTGCAGAGGACCTGCAGCGACTTTGTCAACGTTAGCTTGCTGTAGTTCTCCTTCGATGACTGTCTTGTCAGCCTGAACAACTGCAAGTTTATCACGAAGATCCTTTGTTTCATTCTCTGATTTTTCAACACGAGCAGCAAGTTCTTTAATCTGTGTGTCTGTAGCAGACAGCTCTGGTGTTGGTACAACAGGAGCTGGTTCTGCAGGTGCAGGAACGACTGGTGCTACTGGTGCAACAGGAGCTGGTTCAGCTGGTGCTGGTGCTGGTGCTACTGGAGCGGGAATTGTTGGTTCTACTGGTACTGTATTTCCATTATTATTTTCTTCTGGCATTTTGGTATCCTCCATAGATTTAATATAAGATTTAAGTGCAGGTGCAAAGGTCGCATTTGGATTAACTGGGTTGCCAGTTAATGTGACATTCACGAGATTCCAAGCATCGATGAATCGTTGCTTAACTCCATTAACAACCTTCTCTGCGAACTTAACCGCATATCCAGCTATACTGAAACTGTGCAAAAACCCGTCCTTGATACTGTTCCACACTTCTTTAAACCTAGGATTATTTGAATTGATCTCGACCTTTGCCCAAACTCCTCGCTCTTTGAGCTCAGCGTCGACAATCTTGCCGATAGGTATGATTCCACCTTTTGGTGTATTAAGAAGATCTTGTGGCCCATTATCAGGATTAGCTGCTCCACCTGGTTTTTTAAACCATACTTCATGATCCATATCGAGTGTAATTTGTTTATTCTTGACTTGAACAAGAAGATCTCTCTGGCCAGTCATAGTGACTACCTCACCCATATCATCAGGATCAATGGTTGATATATAGCCTTCCACGTAATGTTTCTGGCCACCTTTTAGACCTACAGTTGACCACTGCAGTCCTCCCATTTGGTATGTAAATTGTTTCTGGTCCATTTTATTCGTCCGATAAGTATACAAGAATACGCGCCACTCCTGCATTTCCACCTTGGGCAATGACAACCTTTATGGTTCCTGTCAAAAACATCTTGCATCCTGCGTCTGTAAATGCTGATGCATCTGCTACTTTAGATGGGATAGCTCGCACATAATATGAAGCATTAGCTTGTGCCTGATCTGTGATGGTTGTGATAGCTTCACTATATGAATCCTCACATGTGATAGTAATATCTGCTGTTGATGCTAATGATGTGTTGACGTTAACTACCTTCTCAAGAAAGCCTCTCGCTTGGACAGTACTTGTAAGTGTCAATGACCCGTCTGCTGCGGCTGTTCCTGTTAATTCGATGATTTGCATTTTTATACCTCGACCATCAGCCTTGTTCTGCAATACACATGAAAAGGAGGCTGACTTTGATCAATAACCTTTCCTGCTACTAGGACTTTAAAATTCTTATCCATTGAAATCGCCTTGTCAGGTGATCCATATTTAGTATTCATCTTTGAGCATATAGGTGATGTTCTGCTATCCATATGAACTGATACCCATTTCTTTATATCGATACCAAGCTTTTGATTTGCTTCGTTTGCTGCGTCAAGTCGACCAGCGTTCTGAGCTCGATTAAATTCGGTTCGAGCAATCATCGCCGCTCTATTCTCACCAACCTTCATAACTTCCTTGACTCGTTGCTTAATTTGAGCAACTGACTCATTGTTTAACAACGCGGCCATGAGAGTCTGTCTCATCTTGTCAACAAGATCGTCTGTCATGCCTTTAATATTGTCGAATGTGTATGTCTCAAAAAATTTAAGTTTCTCTGTATTGCCGATAAGATTTACATTAACAAGCTTTTCAACGTCATTCACTCCAATATCATAGCTTTGCTTTAATTCGTTATGTACAAGTTCTGGGTTGATCTTAATATCCATGATATTAGCAATCCTCTTGACCATATCCTCAACTGATCTACTGGACATTTTGCAAACTTCCCTCCTCTATTTGAGCGAAAGCCTTGTCAATTAGTTTTGCTTTATCACGAATCTGTTTAATAAGAGCACTTTCGAGCTCAGTTTTTAATTTTGATTTGATATTCTTCTTATTGTCGTCATCTTTCTCTTGCTTCGGATTATTATCTCCGAAACCATTAAATGACTGCTCACGATCCATTTCTTTCTGCTGATTCTCATCTTTCTGCTTGACTAGTTCCGCAACATCGATACCCTCTTCTTCAGCAACCATCTCTGCTGTTTTGATTCCGATTTCTGTCTGGATCTTATAAAGCTCGTGTTTTTTAATTTCCTCGTCGAGATCATAGTCATCCCATTTAAACATAAGTTTGGGCTCACCGAACTCAGGCATGAGTTCCATGTTGATACGTTCAGCAATAAGATTCAAGATAGGCCTCACTGCTTTCTTAGCATACCTCTTTGATTGTGTATCTGACACAGCTTTGTTACTGTCCTCAAAGAATCCCATGTCATCAGCACTCAATCCGAATGCCATCCATATGATTTTTGTGAACCATTGCTGTTGTTCAAGAATCTGCATTTCACGAGCAGGTAACTGGAATGGAACGAATTCTGGTTTTAAAGAGGTGATTGGGACTTTGTAACCAATACGTCGCCAAAACCCAGTTACCGTGTCTTTCTCTCGTGTTTGTCCGTCCATACGTCTTCGCATCGCATCGATCTGTGGTTTGTTTGCGCCAAGAACAGAAATGATACCTTCTGGCATGTTGTTATTCATATAAAAATCAAGATTGTATTGTGCTCCATATACGAGCGTGAGTATAATATCAGCTAAGATGGCAACTGGGCTTGTTCCATATATACTATCTGAGCGTGGGTTGTTCATAAAATAAACAACTTCTCTCTTTCCAAACGGTATAGGCATCGATGCAGTAACCCATCCATATTGAAAGTATGCAGCTTTGTTCTTTGCAAAGAAATCATAATACTTGATAACCATTGGATCGTTCTGAACACTCACATCTAAACCACGTACAGGCCAAACGATGTCATCTCTGTTGCCAATGTAGCCGTGAATATCAGGATTCTTTAAAAACGATGCACCATCTCTAGCAAAGATTTGGACCATTTCACCCATTCGGTTGAATACTTTGACCCATATCCCAGAATCATATGTGCATATATCGCGCACACATGCTTTGATTAGGTGAGAAAAACCCTCCTTGTTGCCGTTCGGATTTATTAAAAATTCTGTAATGTCTTGTGTTTTCTTCTCGAGTTCGGGAGTCATAGTATCTTTTTTAGAGTCCTTTAATGTAATCTCCCATTTGTTTGTTGCTGCTTCTTCTGAAAGAGTTCTTATCACTGAGAATATATAACCGTTCTTAGCAAATGTATTCAACAAAGGAAGATTTTCCTCACGAGGATATCCGTAAGGAGGTTTATATAAAAACTTAGGAATATAAGATTTAAATATTCCACCCTCGATACCCACACGCTCGACAACGTCGCCCCCAGGCTCAGTGGGGGTAGAAGTCGTTGCAGAGTTAGTTTTCAAGGTAGGGGAAGAAAACATGTTGGAAAAAAAAGATTTAAAAGTAGGCATATTATATTATATATGCCTACACCTTTATATGTCTTATTATAGATTGTCTATAAAGTCGATCTGTTTCTTCTGTTTATCCATAGCATCAAGAATCATCTCGCGATTCTTTTTAGCGTCGACATACATGTGGCAATCCTGGGAAAATTTATCCAGATGCTTAAGTTTCTTCATATACTTCCTTTTGTCTACTGTCTTGTTGATTGTCGCAAGGAGCTGAGCCATCTTGTCTACTTGATCAATCTCTCCGATCCGTTGAATCACATCATCAGCCGCCTTGAGTCTATCTTCAAACATATCATACTGCTCTTGGAGATACACCCTTAACGTTGGAATAGATTGCATGAAGATTCTATTCTCAACATGGTATGATGGCTGCATTCCTACAGTAAATTTGCCTGATTTAGTCGATATCTCAACTTTTTTTTGAGGATACTCAATATCTGCAACAATGTCGCCGTTATCCAATACTTTCAACATTTCTTCATCTTTTTTGTTTTCATTCATTTTTAAAACTCTCAATTTTTTTGATTTGATCTGGAGTCAAATCAATAAACACAGCATTACTTTCCTGTAAATTTACAAAATCCGATCTAACAATGGAGAGTGCATTTCCATCAATATCACAAGTGAGTGGATGTTTGTTTTTACTATCTATTTTATCATATATAAGATTAAATTCTTGTTCTGCAATTGGATAAGGATACCCTCGTGCATCGACAGCCAAATATCCATCCTCACAATATAATGCCCCTTCAGATGTTATAATTGTGAAACCTCCATCTATCCTAGTTGCACGTGTATTTACTTTCTTACAGTATGTACACCACTTAGCATCTTTTAATTTCTCTTTGAAATCAACAATACTAAATGTTGGCATTATTGTTGAAGATATACTCCCATCTTCTCGTGTTACAATATTTTGTTTTTCATTCATTGTTTAATCACCCTTCGGTTTTTCACATCTATTTCAATCTCACGCTGACCGTCCACATTCCATGGACAGTCTTTGTAATTGATATTAACATTCTCTCTCATAGTACATTTATTGATCGGACCTATCTTGCGCCCGAGTCTGGCATTGTACACACGGCACAACGTCTTACCACTCTTCAGGACCACCAAATGTTTACACTTCTTATATGGAACACCATTCGAATCTCTAAGGAAACAGCATTGGCCACATCTTGAGCAGTTCAACATACGTCCAACATTCTCCACTCTCTACAATTAATGACACGGAATTTTCCTTTTTTCTTCTCATATCCTTCATCACTATCATTTGGGACATTGTGCTCATAGTCGGACAAATGGATGATTTGTTGATCCCAATTGTAAAAGACCAGGACACCAAAAACAATACTCCCATCTTTCATTGGTACTTCAACACGCTCACCCAAGAAGTCTATGATTCTCGGCAGATCAGTTGGTTTAATTCTTTCCATTTTTCTTCACCCACCCTACCAATATGGCTTGGGATAATTGTCCTTGTAATGACCCTTAATGCTATTAACTCTTTCCCTTTCAATCGCTTCAGCACACTCAATACACATGTTCGACTTTCTTGTATTCGATCGATTGTATCGACTGAACCTTTTACCGCATCTCTTACACCATGACATTCTACCACCCTAACAATCCATAATTCCTCCACCACTTGTCTCCAAAGACAATCGCTCAAACGCTAATGAAAGAGCAATAGGAATATCACCATGAGGTCCAATCTCTACAAGCTTGCCATCCTCAAGGGCATAGGTACAACATTCATCCATAATCATATGGGCAATCTGTTTGTCATGTTCCGTTTTGTACGGTATTCGAAACTTGTACCCTTCACCTAATCTGATGGATTCGTGATTGTTTTCAAACATAGTGCCTAATCTCTTGATAATTGCAACTTTACCAACCGTATGACGTTTATCTTTAAATTCATAATCTGAAGCAGATTGTTCAGGTCTCTTTCCGGCACTGTCTGCAGCACCCATCCAATACAATGTGTATGGGAAGTTATACTTCTTGATGTCATCACGCATGGATCTGATGCTGTTCTCTTCAAGAGCATTATCATCAAACTTATGCACACCTGTTAACATCTCCAGGTAATCAAACTGTTGAGTGATAGTCAGGCCCTTCTTGATCATACAGGTAAGTAGATCGACGCATTCGGTATTCGCCCCGATCCCAAGAAACGCTGACTTATCAGCTGTAGCCCTGTCGCTAAATGCAAAATCTCCTCCATTGATACGAATGTCATACTTCACATCGTGGTTGTCACCGAAACTAAATGTTTCATCGAAACAACTCTTTACCCATTCTCTCTTGATGAGTGCAGTCGAATCGTCAACAGGCTCATTCATGTACTCTGATTGGAAGGATGGAGTTCCTATCTCTTTACGTATATCATCAAGTCGAGACTTGTCATATAAATCTGAAAATATGATTGTGTTCTCATCAATCTGTGTAGTTCCTTCTATAAACCGACAAGCCTTATACACCTTGCCATTACGTACGCGTAGCTTCTGTGCAAGCAGGCAATCATGATGGATCAATGTCCCGACCATCTTAGTACCCTGGTTCTCAGCTGCAAGAGCTGGAATGATTTGTTTATTCATCTTGGCCATGTCACGAATCCTTAGCACGGGATTGGTCACACGCTGGTCATCATCAATATCATCAAAGATCATGAGATCTGGTCTGAAGTTACCATATTTGAGCCCACGAATGTTCTTCTCAAATGATAAAGCTCTTATACGTTGGCCATCTACATCGAAACAATCCTCACGATCTTTTCCATCTTCATCCTTAACTTCTGAGAACTTTGATTCTCCATAGATAAACTTAAACATCTTGTTAGTCTTAACCTCACGTCGTATAGGTTCTAAAAATTCAACAGACTTCTCGTGATTCTGTGATGTATAGACTAAGTATCTGAACCGGCGATATGCCTTCATCCATAACACAAACCCCTGACCAATTAAGGTAGACTTACCATGACCACGTGGTGCAGCGACAACTGCATGCCCTGGCTTCTCAAACGCACGAAAGATTTCCCAGTGCATTGCTGTGAATGGTTTGGTGAACGCGTGTGGAAGAATGAACCTACAGAACGTCTCAAAGTTTTCTGAAAAAGAAAAGAGATACTTCAGATACATGATGATCTGTCTTCTTGTCTTACCGCTTTTAACGATCGCGATACACTCGTCAACCGTCACTATTAATTCTTGATCCATTTGTGAGTATAAAACACCAATAACCCGACATGTCGGGTTATTGGTGCCCAGTACATTAGCAAAGCGTCATTCGGGATGTAAGCTAAAATCAGTTGGTATGGTATTAAATGCGCGTAGCCCGAATTCATTCATGCAAATCTCATTGTTTTTACCCAACAAAACGATGGCAAGAGATGGATTCGAACCACCAAACCTCCAATCGATACATGGTGCTGTCCCGACTCAGCTTATCTCACCGCTTAATTCCTTTCATTTATGTATCACAGTTCTAGCAACTTCAATGGCTTGAATTCGCTTCTCAAGCTTTACCATCCTTTTAAGCAGTTCTTCATATGTGATTTTAATCATCATCATCCCCTCTGTTCAGTTAATAGGTCAAGTAGATCCACCACTTGATCTTCAGGTAATTGAAGATCTATATTGATATTGGTGCTCTCAACCTTTAGTTTGTCACCAAAATGCATTTTATGCCATTTAGCAGTAGAATTGATAACAGTCTCAAAATTCTTAAGATCTGGGTTCTCGATTGCTATTGTACGCATCCGATCAATCATGATTGCCACATCCAACGCCGACATTGATGGATCTATCATTAAATTATATAATCTTTGCGCATCAGCGTCATTCATGTTGCCACGACGCCGTAGGGCTGCAATGCGAGCCGCTAGACGCTGCTTCGGCGTCACTACCTTACCTCCTATGCGTCCGGCTGCCGCTGCGGCCTCGCGGTCTTTAAAGTACATTGGTGGATGTCTACCATTACTCCCTAATCCGTCGCCCATATTTTCATGTTCTCACTATGTAACTTTGAACTTGCCTTGTCTGTGTTGCTCTATCGCCTCTCGTACAAACTCTGAGAAGCCTATTCGTAGCTTCTTCAAATACGCCCGATCGGTTAATTTGACGGATGCCGTGACATTTGTTGTTTTAGGTCCGCCTTCATACTTTCGTGCCATAGTTCTATCTATTAATTTAATAGTTGTACCAGTATATAAATCTTTCTATTTCGCAACACTTGGTTTCCTATTTATAAACCTTTCTATTAATACATCATTTGTCTCATTTGTCTAGATTACCACATGTTTTAGCCCTATATACAAATATTGTTAAAATTGGTCTATAGGGCCTAACTAGTTAGAAATCTAGTCAATCCTGTCAAATAATAGAAACATTTATATACCTGTTTGATTATGTTTATACAAGGTTTAATAAAATCACGGTGGGAATTATGAAAATAACAAAAACATTATTGAAGTTTGGAGGGAGTTTAGGCTTGATTCTGCCTAAGCTTTTCTGGAATCACTTGGAGTTGCAAGAACAATCGAACGTTTCGATCGAAGATTGCGAAGACGAAAATGGTATACCATTTATAAAGGTGATGCTCTGTGAAGATTCCGAAACAACTTCAAAAGAATAGGTTTATACGGACAGTAGGTAAGTTCCCGATAGACAAAAATTGGTCTACTACGAACCATTTTCCTGCAGAGGAAATCAAGGGGTCTTACGGCGTAGTTTGTGGGTACAACAACCTTATAGTAGTTGATTGCGATAATGAATACTCAGATCGCGTGCTGCACACAATAGAAACATTTAAAAACACCTTCCAAGTCATTACTGCAGGGAAACAACTAACACACTTTTATTTTTATACAGATATCCCTAAAACGATGCGTGTTCAGACACCAAAGGCTAAGTTAGATGTGCAAGGTAAGGGTGCAATGGTCGTCGGTCCAGGAACTGAGATTGATGACAGTTTATATATGATTTTAAATGATTCCGAGATCCAATTTATTACACAGGAGAATCTTCTGAAGATCTTTAGTGAGTTATTTGATTATTCACCACAATCAAGCAAACCTAAGAAAAATCAGGATAAAGTAAACGAAGACTATGATGCGGTGTGTAAGATCATCAAGCGTGAAGTTCCAATTGAAGATGTTTTAAAAGAGAATGGAATTGATACATCGAAGCATGGTCAATTGAGTGATTGTCCATTTCATAAGAGCGAAAGTCATACATGCTTTGCCAGGTATGTTGACGATGATGAAACAATATGGAAATGCTTTCATTGTGGTAAAACAGGCAATGTTATTCAGCTCTATCAACAGATTAAGAAGATGAGTTTCACTGAGGCAAAGGAAGAGTTAGCAGATCGAGTTAGTATTTCAAAATCACTCCAAAAACAAGTAATGGAGTTTATAAGTCAGAAGAGAAAGGAAGAAGCAACAGAGTGTATAGTTGTAGAGTTTTTACGACGATATAAGACCCTTACGCTCAGAGATGACAACAAGCCTGAGATGTGGATTTATTCGGGTGGTGTCTACGTACCAAATGGTAGATCTTACATTAAGGAGTTTGTTGAGTCTGTCTTGGGTCCATTCTATACATCACACTATTCTGGGAAGGTTATCTCTAAGATTGAGGCGAAGACGTTTTGTGATGAGGAGGAGTTGTTCACAAACGAAAACCCTGAATTAATTCCAGTACATAATGGTGTGTTGAACGTCATGACTGGGACGTTGTTCCCAATATCAGATCAATATCGATTTTTTAATAAGTTACCTGTACGTTATGATCGGGATAAGGAATGCCCAAATATCAAAAAATTCTTCGAGTCGCTTCTTGATGATCCAAAGGATATCAAGACTATTCAGGAAATGTTTGGGTATGTCTTATATCGAAAGTATACATTCAAGAAGGCATTCATGATGACAGGGAACGGGAACAATGGAAAAAGTCAGGTGTTCAATCTGTTAAGTAAATTGATAGGAGTAAAGAATCAATGTGAAATCCCATTGCAAAAGTTGGACACTGAGAAGTTCCTCTTAGTTAATCTTCATATGAAGATGGTGAACATTGGTGGAGATATTGGTCAAGCTAGATTAGAAGAGACTCAAACATTTAAGCAGATAACAGGACGTGATGTCGTGACAGCTGACAGGAAATTTCTGTCTACGATCTCATTTAGATCATATGCTAAGCAAATCTTTGCAGCTAATCAGATCCCGCAGACTAATGACATGTCTGACGCTTTCTTTGAGCGGTGGATTATTATCGATTTTAAGAAAACATTCAAGAATCGATTAGAGTATGAACACTTATCTGATGCTGAGAAGATCATAAATGATATCCACTTAGCAGATCCGAATATCTTAGATAAGATCGTAACTGCTGATGAATTGAGTGGTCTCTTGAACTGGTCACTCCTTGGTCTTGCTAGATTGATGAAGAATAAGGAGTTCACAACTACAACAACGGTAGATTTGGTAAGGCAGATGTGGATACGTAAATCATCATCGTTTAATGCATTCCTTGATGATTGTATTACTCGTGTATGGAATCCAGAGGAAATGTTACTCCATGAAGATCTAATGGATAGATACCATCGCTATTGTTTCGAGCATAAAGTTAAGAGTGAGATCTCAAAGCTGACTAAAGATAAGATGAATGCATTTGGTTCAGAAAAGGTGCGGCCAATGAAAGGAGGTCAGCGTGACTGGTATTGGACTAACATCGCGTGGAAAGATGACAAAACAATTGAGAATGTGGCTAAATATGCGTCAAAATAGAAACCTTTATATATTAATTATACTATTAAGTTAATAGAATGGTTGTTGACAATAATAAATTCAAATTTTAATCAGGTGAAAGCATGACATATGCAAGTGATAAAGGACTCGAAATTGGAGACAAAATTAAGTATCTTGGCAAAGGTGATCTTGAGACTGGGTCAATACTAACATTTACATACGATGATGACACAAGTATTCCAAAGTTTACTGATTCTAAAGGTAGAACTCAATGGTTTAGTTTAAAACGTGAGTGGGAGAAAGTGTCTATCAACAAGCCAATTTGCAGTGTTCCTAACAAAATGACTGAAAAATATTTCCCATTTGTAGGAACAGAGGGGTGTAAAGATACACCTCATCCAGTGACTGGGGATTTATCTCCAGATGACATCAATATTTTTGAACTAACACTCACAACAAAGTCTAAAAAGACTTAACGAGATGAACAAACATGACAAACGAACAAACAGCACAAGATAAAAAAGTTTTTGCAGACATCGAAGCAGCAGACAAAGGACAACCTGCTACACCAACACCAACACCAGCATCGTCTAACGAACCAACTGAGTATGACCCAAATGCGCTTTCCGATACACTAATCGGTGATAAGGTAAGCTATAAACGAGAATCTTTAGATGGTCAGACGCTAGGAGTTGCACAAGTTAATCTCTATCCAGGAGATGCTACTGGTACACCTGATGCGAAAGATAGCAGCGTCAAAATAAGTCAGAATGGAATATCAACCTATGTTAAAATGGGTTTTAAGATGACATTTGATCTTAAAAACGCTGATGACGTTAACCATCAAGAATGGTTATCAGGTGCACGACAATTTGTCCAACGTGACGGTGGATTATCTGAACCATCATTCTGGTATGCGACAGAAGATGATTCACGAAAGAGTCAAGTCGCTAAGCTTTGGGAAAAAGTGGCTGCTGCGAAGAAAAAAGAGCCTAAAGATCTCTCTAATCGAGAATTTTTAGCATTTCTGAACAACAAACCAAAAGCGAAAATTATCTTCGAGAAACAACAAGCCTTCCCTGGTGAAAAACCAGTAAGTAAGAATATTGTTGAGAAATTCGAAGCTTAAAGTCCTTAATTACTCTGGGGACACCTCAATGCGGTCTAGGCAGTTTATCTTTTTCTGCTTAGATCTTTTATATTCCTATTTGGTGATAACAATGGAACAACAAACACAGATTAGACTAATCGATGAGATACATCGAATTGCAGGAATCAACACACCGGCTCAAAGTGATTTCGAAAAAAGTTGGATTGAAGGTATGAAGGAATTAGTTCGCCAAATTGAACTAGGATTGTTCGGATGATCCGACTCTCATATTCCCAAATCAAGCTCTTCAAGAGCTGTCCTATGAAGTACTTTCACAAGTACATACTCATGCTTCCCGAAGCACCTAATAAGCATTTACACTATGGATCGGCTGTACATGAAGCTATTGAAAAATTTATGAAAACAGATCGATTTTATTTTTCCGAGATAGAGAATAAATACCCACTTGCTATACAGAAAAAATTACTTATAGATATTATTGAGATTTCATCTGATTCTGTAGAATGGTTCCTCAACAAATTCGGACAACCTTTACGTATTGAGCAGAAATTTTTTCAACATATACTTGATGATATTTGGTTTATTGGCTATGCTGATGTAATTACAGGTGATGACATCATTCTGGATTGGAAGACAGGTAAGTTCACCCCATCAAAGGCAGATGATTATAAAGAACAGACTAAATACTACGCCTATTTGTTTTATAGACAATATGGATATCTCCCAAAGGCTTGTGCATTGTTCTTTGTGGATGAGCAGAAGTATATTGAATACACATTCACCAAATTTGAAGTCATGCAGGTTGAGAAAGAAATCATTGAGTATGGTGACATTATAAAAAATATAACAC